ATCCTGAATTTCCTCATCTTCGTCATCGTCATCCTCGACGACGAAATCCTTGAGATTCCCATGTTCATCAGCATCTTCATCTTCATCGTCAGTATAATCATCTTCGGATCCATTTTCGTCATCTGTATCAATATCACTGTCGTCTAAATTACTATCGTAATCATCTTCGGTGTAGTCATCTTCAACATCCTCTTGAGGCTTGTAGGTTTCAGGCTTCTTGATCTTACGACCAGATCTAGAAATCATCGCTTCTACTATAGTCGGCTGTTTAAGTATTTAGGATGAAACGCAACACCATCGTTTAAAGAGGCGTTCATGACCTGTTTCTCTGCGTAATACCCTATTTGTTTAACTAATTCATGTATATCTTCCTGGAATTCTCCCATTATACCAACGTTTTCAAGGTGTTCAAGAGCCAGATAAAGAAAGGATGGATCCATATGTTTTTTAAATAGCGTAATGTTCGTCATGAAGACATAAAAGTTATCGGAATCTAATCCTGAATATTTATAGGCCTCCTTCACGAGCATATCAATCTCATCCACCTTAACGGTACGTTTCGTGAGTAAGTTTGCCAGATAGGTGGATGCTACCAAGAGTATACTCGACATCTTATTTTGTGTCTGGAAATAAAATCTCTTTGGATTTTTTGTTTAAGATATACTTCCTGGGGTTTCCTATACATTTTGAACACTTCATTTCGATACCAGACTTTTCAACTACGAAGTGACAGTCTCCACCATGTTTAGCATCACACTCTGTATCGGTGACATTCACGACATACTTATTTCTAATTTTGGTAACCGATACTACTTTTGTCGGTTGGATACACTTATTGATGTAAGTATTTAGTATCTCGACAGCTTCGTCGGTATTCACCTTCGCCTTGGGTGGTGGTGTCACGACCCTGTTGGGTGTAGGTACATCGGGGTAGAATTTATTGACGATAGTATCTGATAGTCTATGTTCACGACCTCTGAAGTCACTACAAAACCCATATCGACGACCGATCACTGTTTCACAATCACAAAAACATTTTTGTAGGATAGTACTTCCGACCATATGGAACCAAACATGATTTGAATTATGTTCTCTTCCAAGATTTTCACAATACTTTGATGTGGTTGAAATTAAAAAATGTTTCTTATGTGTAAATATTCTTGTGATCCTGGCATCTTCCTGCCCATTCATATTTTTTCGAATGAATGTTTCGAGGTGAGCGACTGCTTCTGAATTTTTAAATTCATCCTTCATCTGAGCATTCGTGAAAGATCCTTCCTTCTTTTTCGTACCATCTACTGCTGGTACGGTGACTACGTCGGTGATGAGTGTCCTTATGATCGAATCCTTCAATATATCCACTGATGGTTCCTGAGAAACCCGATTCATGAGACATAACACTGGACCGTAGATATACTTGAAGATTGGGAGGTAAGGAGATTCCGTAATCTTTCCGGTATTCTCACATTCGGAACATCCTTGACCACCACAGGTGATATGTTTACCCTTCTTATAGGACCAAGGAATTCTAAAACCACTCCCCTTATAAACTGATTTATCAATCACCTGATCCCAATTGATCTGTTTGAAGACTGCGGTGAGTGTCGAAATCACATGATCCCTGATATTATTGGCACCCTCCTGATTGACGACAAACTCTGACCAATTCATATGGATACCGGTTTTGATGAGTCCATCATCGACGGGTTTCGGTTTGGAAACACATATCAGACAGTCTCGACCGCCCAATGTTTTCACCTTGTCGCAGATGACACGACACACCTTCTGGACACGATCGAGTTCGAGTATTTCTTGATCCTTGTAGTCAATGTCGATGAAAAAATTGTAGGTTGGTGTCTTCTTCTCCACAAGATAGAGCTTCTCTTTGTTCTTCACGGCTTCCACGTATATTTCGCAGAATTCGTCAAGTTTGTCGAATGGAATGGAAAGTACACCACCATCCATGAGGACATGTGATGTTACTTTCGCATTGTTATATTTGTTCTTAGAGCACCAGCTCTTGAACATACTTACTCTGCTATACTGCTATTCTTTTAATCGTCTTGCTGACTATCGTACAAGATCGATCGCATACACGAGACGTCTGCGTGTTCTTTCTGGTCTCCACTTAAGTTCTTTTTAATAACAAGAAGCTCACAGACAGTTTTATCCTTTATACTTTCTATGTACTGATCTGCTCTGTGATCGGTATATGCTTTGTTATCAATAAGAAGATCTCTAATCTGCTTCAAGATGTAAGTCTTTGACTTCATTCTATTTTATACTAAAGGTTTTTCTATTCAAAGATGTCACACACGAGTAAAACTCTTTATTTTGTATGACATTTCGTATGATGAGATCCCATCGCTTCCTAACATTAAACTCTTCCAAAGTATCGAAACTCATGAAATCATTTTCATCGTAGGTTTTCTTGATGGGTTCTTTATTAATTTTTTTAAGATTTGTCCTTGTCTTTTCATCATTAAACTTTTTGATCAAATTTAATTGTTCGGGTCGTTTATAATTGACGAAAAAGATATAGACGTTATACACTAATTCTACCGTCGGACTCTCTTTGTGTATAAAAGTAAACTCTGTATACTCCCCCTTCTTCAATGAAACGACACCCCTCGTCTCTTCTTCAAGCTCTCTAAGAGCACATCTCAATGGATTATAGATTTCCCTACGTCGACATCCTCCTGTGACAAAAATCCAATCCTTAAATCTACGATCTCGTACGGTCAGAAACCGGGGTCGATCGTCTTCAAAAGTTACTGGAATAGCGATAGCCTTATATTTCTTCATTGCTCATTTAGCAAGTTATAATACACGGACATGTTTATTCTTCCTTTTTCTCCTCAGTCACGGGTTTTTTCTCTGGTGCGGGTTCCACGGGTTCAATCGTCAAGTTCTTCATGAGGTTCACAGAGAATGTCTTCACTGCGTTCACATCCTCCTTAGTCTTCTTCATGTCATTATACATGTATACCATCACTGCTAAACAAAGAACGACACTGGCAATGAGCATGGTTTCACGATCAAAAGCAAACATCTTATGTGTAATACTAGTCGATTTCTTTTAAGCGGAAATAATTGCACCCATGTTAGTCTTACCCTTTTGTGTGCATGCATCTTCACCACCGATAAATTGGAGACGTTGATACCTTTCAGCTTCACACTGTTCTTGTTTGGGCTGGACTTCGATAATCTTTTCGAGTGTCCTGGACTTTGGATTGTAGGTTAATACAAAAACTGCTGCTAGTAAAAAGACGACTAACCAGAAGTTCATTTTACTAATAGTGAAGATTATGTTAGGGGAATTAGTTAGAATACATGAGACCACCCATACCATTCTCGACCCTGAGAATGTTGTAGTTCACGGCGTAAATGGTATCCTTGAAGCTCGACGTCTCACTGACGATACGAGCAGAGTCAAGGCGGGAAAAGTTAAGGGAACCAGTGGGCTGGAGCTTGCACGTGTCGAGACAGAAAGGGAAGGTGTACAACGAAGCATCAACCTTGGCGTTGGGGACGTGGTAGTACGAAGTCGCAGACGTGTAGTGAGGATCGATGAACTTGAAATCAGTCACATCGGTACCGTTGATCTGGAGCTTGATACGGTTCGCGGCCGTGTTGACGCTATCCGCGACAACGTTACTCGCGGCGAGGAACTTCACGGGGTGGTTGAAGTTCAACTCTTGGGTACGTCCAAGGGAAGGTAGCGACGTCTGGACCTGAGTGATCAGAATGGAACGGGCTTCCTTGGCGAGAAGCTCACGCTCATCGGTATCCAGGTAGATGTAGTTGGCGTGACACTCCACACGACGGGTGGCACTGTCTACGGCGGCATTGGTTTTCCACCTGATACGGAGTTCGACATCATGGTATTGGAGGGCCACAAGGGGGAGGGCCGACTGCCAGTTCTCACAGAAGGAGAATCGGAGAGGGTAGAACTTGGAGGCGGTGGAACCATCGTAGAGACCACCCGCGACGGACTTGGCAAGACCAGTGGCGAACAGATTGGGGGCGATGTTGTTGGTGAAAAAGGCATCTTGGTCATCAATCACTTGACCACCCACGAGGAGTTCAACCTTATCGATCATGGTCGACCAGTCGAGGGCTTCACAGGCGTTGGTAGAGTTGTTGATCGAGGTGAAGTAGGTGTATCCGAGGAGATCACCCTTCCGTTCGAATCGAACCGTGGACATACCACCTTCGGAGAGAGCACCCTGGATGACCTGACGCTCGACAGTTTGGGAAAAGTTTGTGTGGCGACGGTACGTTGACCTGAAAAAGCTCACTTCGGGGTCACCGACGAGGTGGGCATCCTGGGCTCCGACCGCGACGAGTTGGGCAATACCACCAGACATTTTATATTATATGGAGACTTTATTTTTAAGCTTCGAAGACTTACAAAGTGGGAGGCACTTTGGAGGAAATGTGTTTATACTTCAGTTTCGTCCCATGATTGATTTTCTTCATTCCAATTATATAAATTGTCACCTATAGGACGGGGTGTAGGGGGTTGCCATATAC